AAAAAATAAATTTTTGGGTTTATTCCACCGCATGGAGTCCCCCCTTAAATAGTCCAGTTTGGTCTTTGGGGGGATTGCAAGAGGTGGTCTTTTTTTTCGCCGAAAGCCAAAAAATGAAATTTTTTATAATAAAAAATGGCAAAATTAAATAAAAAATAATTATAAAAAAATGGATATTTTTTAATTTAAAAGACCAAACTGGTCTAAAAGTGTTGCTAAGGGTGGTTTGTCAAAATATATTAGCAACACTTAAACACCTTATTTCTGCTTTATATAAAGGATAATTTATTTAAGTGTTGCTTAACTACTGTTTCTATATATAGTTTTCTCTCTTTATATATATTATATATACACTATCACTATGATAGTGTATATATTTATAATAATAAAAGTTGTCAAAAAAATGAGCAACATTAGCAACAACTAGTCAAATGTGCTTTATATAAAGGGTTTTCGGGTGTTGCTAATGTTGAGAAAATGAGCAACATTATTAGCAACATTGCGCAACACGCGAAAAAATGTCATTAATAAAGCATGAACAGAAAAAAGGAATTGATAAATGTATTTAAAGGGTTGGATGAACAAAATATCATCCGACCGATGATTGATGATGTGGTATTTTTGGAAGACAAGTTGAAGGAATTGAAAAAGCTTCCGTTCATCCGGGTGAATCCTGACAACCCGGCGGAACAGAAGCCGACCGCTGCAGCGAAACAATACAAGGAATTTTTACAGCAGTACAATAACTGCATAAAGATTTTAATTTCAGTATTGAACAAAAATGAAGTGGTTGAAGATTCTCCGTTACGGCAGTTCTTGAAGGAAAAATTAAAATGATAATCACGCAACAAAATATCACAGAATGCTGGTTGTATAAATATTACGACGCAATCCGATCGGGCGAGGAAATTGCCGGGCTCGATATGACAAACGAGTTGATAAATCTTCTTGATGATATCGGACAATCTGAATATGTGTATGATACTGCCGATGCAGACTTGCGCATACTTTTCATTGAGAATTGTTTACAGCTGACGAAGTCGCCATTTTATGGAAAACCGTTTTTGCTCCTGTTGTGGGAAAAGGCATTTATCGAAGTGGTGTACAGTTTTAAAATCAAATCACTGGATACCGATGAGTGGATCGACCGGTTTACGGAGATTTTACTTTTAATCGCTCGAAAAAATGGAAAGACGGAATTGATCGCAGCACTCCAGCTGACCGAGATGATTTTAGGGGAACAGGGGCAGGATATTATTTGCTCCGGCATGGATGACGGTACCGCAGATCTGGCATATTCGGCAGTGGACACAATGAGGATGCTGATAGACCCGAAAAACATTGACACGTGGCGAAATCAAAAAGGCATCCGATGCAAGATTAATAATTCCCACATTTTCAAATTGTCAGACGGCACAAGGCAAAAGGAAGGTCGGAACATCGACATAGCCGGTATCGATGAAATATGGAGCATCAAAGGCGAGGGAATTTATAAACCGATTATTCAATCGACTTCGACCAAAGAAAAATATAAAATCTTTCTGTTTGGTTCGGAAGGTTTTATAGATGACGGTCTTTTAGACAAGAAACGAAAAGAGTACGAAAAAATAATAAACCGTGAAGATGATAAATACAGCTCCAAACGGAAACTGCCATGGTTTTACACGCAGGACGAGGAACGTGAAGTTTGGGACGTTGACAAAGACGGAATAAATCTGATGTGGAAAAAAGCCAACCCGAGTTTAGGCTCGGTTAAAAAATGGTCGTATATGCGTGACATGGTTGAACAGGGAAAAGCGAGCCGGTCCGATCGGGCTTTCCTACTTGCCAAGGATTTTAACTTTAAAATTACAAGCAGTTTGACATGGCTGGATACTGAAAAAATTAAGAATTTAGCACTATTTTCAATCGATGATTTTGTTGGTAGTATAGCATTAGGCGGTGTAGATTTAGCAATTACAACCGACTTGTGCAGTGCAAAAATCTTGATGCTGAATCCAGCCGATAAAAATAAATACATACATTCCATGTACTGGATCCCCGAAGGAAAACTTGAAAAGTTTGATGATTCTGCCGACGGTGCGAAGTACAAAGAATGGGCGAAAGACGGTTACATCCGGATCGTTGAGGGAAACGAAGTTGACGTTTCGGAAGTAGCAGACTGGTACGCTGAATTAGTACGTGACTATGACATACGAACGTACGTGACAGGTTACGACCAGAGATTCGCCAAGGATTTTATCAAACGCATGGATGAGTATGGATTTGAAACAGAAATGATTTATCAGAATCGTTTTGTTCTGACAAATCCTATGAAATTAGCCGAAGCGGAAATTGATGCCGGCATGGTTTGTTTTTCAAATCCTATCGATTTGTGGTGCTTGTCAAATACAGCTATCCAAGTATGGGATACTGGACACGTAATGCCGGTTAAAATAAAGAACAGACCGGGAAAGAAAATAGACGGTACATTGTCATTGATTGACGTTTACGAGATTTATCGAAGATATAAGAGTGACTTTATGCAAATGCAGAGTTAGGCGGTGGAAGTTTGAAGTGGTATGAAAAAATATTAAATCGTTTTGCGCCCAAAAACATGAGGTGGGCAAGCGATCCGAACGGTTACACACCGATTTACGGTCAGTACGGAACAAACATTTACTATTCTGATGTGGTCCAGCAGGCTTTGAAGTGTATCGTGGATGAAGTAAAAAAATTAAATCCTACGCATGTTAGAAAAAATGGCGACGATCCTACACCTATCCGGGATAGTTCAATACAAAGAGTTTTGGATGAACCAAACGAGTTGATGACGACAAGTGAATTTATCGAAAAGGTGACATGGCTTTTACTGCTCAATTATAATGCGTTCATACTTCCCACCTACGATACATGGGTGGATGACAAGACTGGAGTGGAGCGCAGATTTTACACCGGTCTTTATCCGATACTTCCGAATGAGGTTGATTTCTTAGAAGATGAAACTGACCGATTATTTATTCGATTTACGTTTAATGACGGAAGCAAAGTCACGTATCCTTATGATGATGTAATCCACATAAAGTACAATTATTCAGTGAATCAATACATGGGTGGTAACAATTTTGGACAACCGGATAACCTAGGATTGTTAAGCACGCTTGATTTAAACGAAAAATTGTTAAAGGGTATCGCAAAAGCGATGAACGCCAGCTATTCGATTAATGGAATTGTTAAATACAACACGTTAATGGACAAGGGTAAAATGGAAAAAGCCATTAAGGAATTTGAGCAGAAACTGAACAATTCTGAAAGTGGCTGGTTACCTATCGATTTGAAAGCTGAAGCTATTCCTTTTGAGCGAAAAGTAAATTTAGTTGACGAAAATACGTTAAAGTTTATCGACGAAAAGATTTTGCGAAACTGGGGCGTTCCGTTAGCAATCTTGACCGGCGACTACACAAAAGAGCAGTATGAAGCTTTCTATCAAAAAACGCTTGAAGGAATTGCACTTTCAATGTCGCAGGCTTTCACTAAGAAGCTTTTTACGAATCGTGAAAAATCGTTCGGGAACCGAGTTGAATTTTATCCCAAAGATTTAATTTTCATGACCGTTTCCCAAACACTGGAAATGATAAACATTTTATCGCCGACCGGCGGTATGTATGAAAATGAAAAACGTGTCGCATTGGGATTGCGACCGTTACCCGAACTTGAAGGCAAGCGGTATATGTCTTTGAACTGGATAGATGCGAACAATGCCGATAAATATCAAGTCGGCAATGAAACCGAGGTGAATGAAGATGAACAAGACGGACAATAAACTAGAGAAGCGTTCCTACACCTTCGAAATCCGTTCTTCGACGGACGAAAACGGCGAGGCGGTACTTACAGGTCGCCCAATCGTTTATGATTCTGAAACAGACCTTTTCGTGTTCCGTGAAGTCATTGAAAAAGGCGCCCTTGACGACGCAGATTTGACGGACGTCAGATTTTTAGTTAACCACAACACCGATATGATCCCGCTGGCACGCTCAAGACGAAACAATGGAAATTCAACGATGAAATTTAGCGTTGATAAAAAAGGTCTGAATTTAGATTTTGTAAAATTAGATATTAAGAACAATGCGACAGCTCGTGAATTATACAGTGCCGTAAACCGTGGCGATCTGACAGGGATGTCATTTATGTTCTCAATTGACGAAGAAACGTGGGAAGACTTGGAAACAGATAAGCCGTTAAGGCATATTAACAAAATTGGTTCAGTTGTCGAAGTAAGTGCGGTCACGTTCCCGGCTTACTCGGCTTCGGAAATAAATGCACGTAATTTACAAGCGCTGGAGAGCGCCAAAGCCACATTGGACAATGTGCGCAGTGCGAAAAAGGAAGTGGACACTTCTAACAAAGATTTGGATTTATTGAAAGAACGATTGAAATTAATCTAGAAAGGAATTTTTCAGATGAACAAAAAATTTTACGAAAAGCGCTTGAAGAAATTGCAGGCGAAAAAAGAAGAATTACGCAAAAAGGCATTAGCATCCGATGATGTGAATGAAGTGCGTGATTTGAGCGAAAGAATTGAAGAATTGAATGAAGACATCGCAGATATTAAAGAAGCTTTGGCAGATTTAGAAGCGATTGTCAATGAAGACAAAGACGCAGAAGCGAAAGAAGAAGAAAACCGTTCCAATATGCCGGTGTCTGCAAACGCTCATGTTCCAGCAGGAGCAACAAAGGTTACATTCAGAAGCACTCAGTCAGAGAAAAAGGGTACTGAATCTATGGAATACCGCAGCGCATTTATGAACTATGTTCAGAACGGTACACCGATTCCGGCAGAGTTCCGGGATGCAATCAGCACAGCCGACACAGGCGCAGCGATCCCGACAACCGTCATGAACAATGTAATCAACACTGTTCGCAAACGTTATGGAAATCTTTACAACAAAGTTACAAAGACTTCCGTTCGTGGTGGTGTTGAGATTCCAGTTGGCGCATTGCAGGCTACTTTTAAATGGATCAATGAAACGACAGTTTCCGACCGTCAGAAAGTGGATAAGTTAGGAAAAGTTATTTTCGCTTACAACACTGCCGAAATCAGGATCGCACAGACATTCTTGAGCCAGTTATTAACAGTTGATTCTTTTGAAACCCGGTTAGCTGAAATCATCGCCGTGGCTTATCTGCAGGCAATGGACGAAGGAATTGTAAAAGGATCCGGAGAAGGCTCTATGCTGGGTATTTTGAACGATCCTAGAGTCACAAATGAAATTACGTTGACTGCCGACCAGATTGGAAGTTGGAAAGACTGGCGTAAACGTTTCTTCGCAAAACTGCCGTTAGGTTATCGAGGCGGTGAATTTATCTTCCCAGTATCAACAGTCGACGCTTACTTAGAAACTATGTCTGATACTAATCAGAATCCGATTTTCCAGCAGGCAACAGGATTGGTTGTAAATGACGGTGATGCGGTAAATCCAAACGGTCGTTTCTTTGGTCGTGATATCTCTCTTGTTGAACCGGACATTATCGCAGATTTCGACACTGCAAGCGCAGGCGATGTAATCGGAATTTACTGGCAACCTGAAGAATACGTAATTAACGAAAACTTCGGTTTCACAATGCGTCGTTATTTTGACGAAGAAACCAACGAATGGGTGGACAAAGCCTTAGTAGTTGTAGACGGTAAAGTTGTAAATCCGACTGGTTATTACAAAATCATCAAGGGGTAATGTCTCATGGTAACGTTGCAAGACGTTAAAAACGGAATGAGTATAACCCATGACTACAATGACGATACTTTGCAGATTTACTTTGATGAAGTCATAGATTTCATCAAAGAATCGGGAGTTGCTGAAGAAAATATCACAGCTGGATTGGTGACACGTGGAGTTTCCGATTTATGGAATTATGGGGGAGATAAGGGCATCTTAAGTCCTTATTTCCTTGAACGTGCCACCCAGCTGGCATATAAGGAGTAAGCACATGCGTAACGAGCTTGTAATTACAGGTACAGATACGCAGTTGCTCCTATCGCAAACCGATGACGGAACGAACACACTGTTTATCAATGGAGTGGAAGTTCCGCAATCTGAATGGGTTGGAACTGATGTACGGTGGGCAGATTGGACGACCGCCGAGGGTCAATTGGTGCACATCGGAAAAGTTAAGAGCGCCGACGGCAATTTGATGATTACAAGGGCGAATGAAGATTTGCTATTTTATTACGACTTTGTACCATATGTTCCTTTTGATCCTAGTGATATAGGCAATTCACTTGTGCAGTTAAACGAGCGTGTAACGAATCTTGAAGAAGCTAATCTGCGAGTGAATGCCGTTCAAGGTTGGTACGAAGTTGCGACCGAGGGCGAGCAAGTTATATCAATTCCCGTTTTGGGATATTCGGGCGACGGCTCAAATGTCATTGTCGACATAAACGGTCTGATATGTGTCTTTAATTTGGATTACTATATCGACGCAGATTATAAATTGCATTTTAATTACAAGTTGAGCAAAGGCTCAATTGTACACGCAGTTGCATTCGGAATCAATAAAGGTTAGGTGATTTTTAAACATGAGAAATTACAAACCAAGTGTGCCGTTTACGACACCGATGAAACTGCTCGTGCCAACGACCGTTAAATCGCATGGTGTGAATGAAAAAGTTTATCCGGATCCTGATGATTTGGGTAAAGAATCAATATTTTTCGGTTCATTCCGAACATTTGGCGGTACGGAAAATGTTGAAAACGGCATTTACACAATCATTAACACGGCGACCGTTGACACGTGGTATAGACCGGATATAAAAGCAAACTGCCGAATCTGCATTTGTCAGACCGGCGAGATTTACGATATTGTAAGCGACCCCGAAAATATCGAGTTCAGAAATCAGTATCTTCAATTCAAGGTCCGAAAAGTCGGGGGTTCGGCATAATGGCGAAAATGTCCATAGTCTTTAAAGGCTTTGACGATTTAATAACACAGATTGATAGAGCCGGCGGAGACATGAGACAGGCGGTCGATGAAGCGTTAGAAAAAACGCAAGAATATATCGCAAGCAACGTGGAGAGCGCAGCTTCGGTATATTCGAGCGGTGGTAGAAAAGGTTATGCAACCGGTAAAATGTACGCTTCCAGAATAGGCAAACAGGGTGTCAAATGGCAGGGCGATGTTGCCGAAGTAAATGTCGGCTTTAATCTGCAGGCGCCGGGTGGCTACCATTCAATATTTATCATGTATGGTACTCCTAGAATTGCCAAAGACAGCGCAGTTTTTAACGCAATCAAAGGAAGCGCAACGAAAAAAGAGATTGAGCGCATTCAAAATGAAGTGCTTGAAAAATATTTATCATTGACGAAAGGTGGTTAAAATGCAGGACGTAAAAGATTTATTGATTAATACGATTCGAAAACAATTTGACTGCCCTATTTTTTTACAAGGATCGTTGGACGAAGCAGACAGATACCCGGATGATTTTTTTACATTTTGGAATAACGAAACGGTTGACGCTAGTTTTTATGACAATGAAGAAAAATCAACCATATGGGATTTTGATTTGAATTACTACAGCATAAGCCCAAAACGAACAAATGAAGTTTTGTTGACGTGTAAACGTCTGCTAAAAAATGAAGGCTTTATTGTTAGTGGAGCTGGCTATGACGTAATGTCTGACGAACCTACACATACAGGACGTGGTATAAACGTCATGTTTGTGGACAAATATTAACGAAAATACGTTAGAAAGGAACGAAAAATGACTACTTATGTAGATGAATTCCGTGGAACCGATATGCTCATGTATGCCGAGATTGTGGCAGATGACAACGAAAGCGGTGAAGGTCATGGTTATGTGACAGGCGATGTAAAACAGTTAGCACCGGTTGCCGAGATTTCGAAATCAACTGAAACCGGATCGGATACAAAATTCTATGATAACCGAGCTGCGCTTACAATCAGCTCCGAGGGTGGAGATACGATTACATTGACGATTTCCGCTTTATCGCTTGAAACGTTGGCGGACATTACAGGCAAAGAAATGGACGCTGCCACCGGTGCATTTATGGACGGTGAAGGAAAGCCGAAATATTTCGCACTAGGTTACCGCTTGAAATTGACAGGTGACAAGCCGGGCTATCGTTATGTTTGGCGGTATAAAGGAAAATTCGCAATTCCGGAAGAAACGAGTGCGACCGAAAATGCCGATACTGACACAAACAATCAGTCATTGACTTACACCGGTATTTCCACAAACCACACATTCGAAAAACCGGGTAAACCGCAAAAAGCTTTGGTCGTTGACGAAGCTGACGGAAAAGCCGATTTATCGACTTTCTTCGACACTGTAACAACGATTGACACACTGCAGGCAAAAGCCTAGCAATTTTTGAAAGGAGATTAACGAATGAAACTAAATATTTACAAGACTCAAACAGAAATCGAAAAAACATATGAGGTCGACGCTTACGATTTGATGTACGGAATTGT